ACTATAAACGACAGGTTAGATTCTTACTACATGAAACTTTATGGTGAAGATCAAGAGTTATTAAAAACTATAAAGGCAGATAAAAGGCTGACACCTGAATTCATAGCAAATTTATGACAATAAATATACAAGGAGTAGATTTTACATTACCTCCAAAAGGGAAAGTCTATAATGTAATATCTAAAGAGTTTGAAAAAAGACCAATCATAACAAGTGCTTCTAAGAAAGAAGATCAAGTTTGGATTAGGACTACACTCCCTGAAGGTTATAACTATAAGAGAAAAGAAGAGTTAATTAGACAGGCTGAGGATAAAGATTATTTTGATGTAGAGTTAGAAAACTTCAGATCTCAAGAGTGGGATAGAAGGTTAAACGGTGTGTGGTTTATGAATAATGGTAAGGCAGAATACCTGACGGGTATGCATTACTTATTTTTAAACTGGTGGAAAATTGATATTGGATATCCTAGTTTTAGAAAAGTAGATCAAGATTACTTTTATTTTTTACAGGCAACTATAGATGACCCTAACTCTCTAGGAATGATTGAGTTAACGAAGCGTAGGCAAGGTAAAACAGTAAGAGCAGGTGTGTTTATGTTTGACTTAATATCAAGATCTAAAAACAAGAACGGTGGGATTCAATCTAAAACAGCAAGTGATGCTAAAAATAATGTATTTGCAAAATCAATAGTAGGTCCATTTAAAAAACTTCCAGACTTTTTTAGACCTGTATATGATCAATCAAAAGGGGTCACCCCAACATCAGAGTTAAGATTTTATAGAACAACAAAAAGAGGAAAAAAATCATTAGAGGATTTAGGTAAACCAGAACTTGAAAGCCAAATAGATTGGAAGAGTTCAGAAAAATATGGATATGATGGAACAAAATTACACAGATACCTTGGTGACGAGGTTGGTAAAACTATGGAAGTGGATGTCTGGGAAAGGCATAACGTTGTACGTTTCTGTTCGGAATTGGATGGTGAGTATATTGGAAAATTACTTTACACAACCACTGTTGAAGAAATGGAATCAGGTGGTGAGTCATTTAAAAGACTTTGGGATAACAGTAACCAGGAAGATAGAAATGTTCATGGTAGAACTCCCAGTGGATTATTTCGATTCTTTACTCCCTCATATAAGACCTTATACTTTGATAAATATGGTCATGCAGATGAAGAACGTGCTAAGGACTATTATCTGGCTGAACGTGCAAATCTTATCAATGATGATCGTGCTTTGTCAAGTATTATACGAAGGAATCCGTTTACGATTGAAGAGGCTTTTAGGATAGATGGTGAAAGGTCTTTATTTAATGCTATGAAACTTAATGATCAAATTGATCGTATCTCTTGGAACGATAATTTATATACTAAAGGTAATTTTGAGTGGGTTGGAGATAGGGAGACAGGTTATGTAGAATTTAAACCAATGGCAAACGGGAGATTTAAAGTTGCTTACTTATTCGATGACAAAAATGACGCAAATATTGTAATAAAAAGAGGAAAGAATTATTTGCCTACAAGAAAAAATGAGTTTGTTATTGGCTGCGATCCATATGATCACGACAGTACTGTAGATCAAAGGAGATCTAACGGAGCCTTCTATGTATACAAGAAGCACAACTCAGTATCAAATTTTTATGACAGTTCGTTTATAGTTGAATACATTTACCGACCAAGTACCGCAAGACAATTTTACGAAGATGTTTTAAAGTGCTGTCATTATTATTCTTGTCAACTTCTTTTTGAAGACAACAAGATTGGTATAAAGAATTACTTTGAAGATAGAGGTTATACCTCTTTTTTAATGTATTTGCCTGGTAGTGCAAAACCTGGTATGAGTGGATCTGTGAGAACACATCAACAAATAGCAGAAGTGACTGAAGAATATATAGAAAATAATATAGAAAGAGTTTGCTTTCCGGAATTATTAAAAGACTGGTTAGAGTTTGATATAAGTAAAACAACAAAATTTGATGCAGCAATGGCAGCAGGGTACACTCTTATAGCAGATAAAAATATTCTATTAAGAAATTTTCACGCAAAAGGAAATCTAGTAGAAGCAAAAACAATGTTTAAAAAGTTTAAGGTCGGATGATAAAAAACGAAACTAAAGCAAACTATCCAAGCCATAATTTAGACCCAATTCAAAAGGATAAAGACTGGTGTTTGTCATATGCAAAAGCAGCATGGTTTGATTATACAAATCATGGTACACAATCATTTAATAATAATCGTGGCTCTTATGCTAAAATTAAAGATTATGCACAGGGAAATCAGTCAGTAAACAAATACAAACAACTATTAAATGTTGACGAATCTGATAATGAAAGTTGGTTTGCTATTGATTGGACTGTACTTCCTATAGTTCCAAAATTTAGAAGAATAGCACTAGGTAAATTAAACAAGACAGAATACAATATTACAGCCACACCAATTGATGCTATAGCACAAGCAGATATAGAAGACTACTATAAGCGTACTAAGGCAAAAATGGATTTAAGACAATCTATCTCCAAGACCGTTCCAGGAATGGAGGAATTTAGTGCGTTAAAAAAAGCCCCAAAAGATCCTGAAAATGATGAGGAACTGGAGATGCACATGAATTATACCTTTAAGCACAATGCCTCTATTGAAATGGAGCAGGGTATTGACCTTGTATTTCATACAAATGGAATGGATGAAAAACGAAAGCAAGTAATGGAATATTTATTTGATTTTGGTGCTGCGGGATATAAAGAGTATATAGATAGTAATGGTGCTGTTAAAATTAGAGTAGTAAACCCATCTAAGTTATTAATATCTCATTGTAATAAAAGAGATTTTTCTGATAAGATACACATGGGAGAGATTACGGAAATGTCTATTTCTGACTTAAAACAGAGGGCAGGTAATCAATTCAATGAAAAAGAATACCAAGATATTGCTGAAAGGTTTTCAGGAAGAAAAGGATCTACAAGGATGAATACATCCAATAAATTATTTTCAAAGAATTACGATGACAGTAAGATACTTGTATTGGAGATGGAATTTTTCTCTGTTGATCAAATGGTGCATGAATCTAGAACAGATAGAAGAGGGAACAAGAGATTTGGTAGAGCAGGTTATAATAGCCAAAACAAAAGAAAAAACAAGTATGTAAGGTCTTCGTATAAAACCGTATACAAAATATCATGGATTGTTGACTCAGATTATTGTTATGATTATGGATTGTGTAATGACATGAAAAGAGTAAAGTCCAAGTTAATGGATACTGACCTTTCTTATCATTTGTTTTCTCCAGATTTCCATAACATGAAGCCATTAGGTATAATGGAACAATTAATACCTATTGCTGATCAAATACAAATATCATGGTATAGACTTCAAAATACGATTAATCAAGCGAGACCTAAAGGTATCATGATTGAACTCGGAGCCTTAGAGGATATTCCTTTAGGATCAGGAGGTCAACAAATGAAGCCAATGGATGTTATTGACTTGTTTAATAAGACAGGTACATTAGTTTATAGAAAGAATGATATTGGTGGAAAGGCAACAAACTATAAACCAATAGAAGAATTAGAGAACGGTTTAGGTCGAGATGCTATGACGTACTACCAGGTGATTCAGAATAATATTGAAATGATTAGACAGATCACTGGTCTTAATGAATTTACTGACGGTTCTACACCAGATGCTAGGTCTTTAACTACAACTGCTAAACTAGCAGCACAAGCAACTAACAATGCTTTGGCTCACATAGAACAAGGTGAAAGATATTTACTGGAAAATTTAGCGGCATCTGTAATTATAAGATTGCAAGATAGCGTGAAGAAAAACCCAATTGAAGGATATGTAAGGTCTTTAGGTAATAAATCTATGGAGTTCTTTAAAATGTCTCCATCTGTTGGTAAGCACGAATTTGGCGTTAAAATTGAAGATAGACCGACTGAAGAGCAGAAACAAAGATTAATGCAGATTCTACAAGGTAGTGTTGCACAAGGACAAGTTGACTTTGAGGATGCTGTTTATATTGAGCAAATAACAAACCTTAAGCAGGCACAGCAAGTTCTTGCTTACAGGATGAAAAAGAAAAGAGAAGAGGCTCAGGCTAATGCGGAAAGACAACAGCAAATGAATGGTCAAATTCAACAGCAGTCTGCTCAAGCAGCAGAACAGTCTAAACAACAGACTTTGCAAATGGAAATGGAAATGAAAATGCAGATGGAAAAAATGAAGGCTGAGTTAGCGTCTAAATTACAGAAAGAAAAGTATGAATACGAACTAGAAATAGAAGGTATAAGACAAGCATCAAACATTGAAAGAAATGCAATGGATAATCTTCCTACTAAAGAAATGGGAGTGAAGATGATGGAACAACCTGAACAACAATAGTATAAATTAACAAACAACAAAACAAATTATAATTATGGAAGAAGAATTTGATTTATCGGAAGTCAAAGTTATTGACGACAATGGTGAGGCTCAACCTGTGGATATTCCACAAGAAGAAAAGCCTGAGACAGAATCCCAAGAAACAGAGGTAGAGAATACCTCTGAAGAAGAAACAGAGGTAAAAGAACCAGAGCAAGATGATCCGAAGCCAGAAGAGGAATCGGCTAAAGATGAAGAGACTTCTGATGAAGATAAAATAGGAAAACCAGACGAGTTGTTCAGTCAACTTGACGAAATATCTAAGGATTTAAGCAACGGTAAAGCGGAAACCTTAGAGGACTTTTTTGAAGAGTACAAAAGAATGAGAGATTCATCAAGTGCTCAATTTAAAGATGACTACATTAAAAATGCGGTCGAATATTACAATAAAACTGGAAACCTGACTCCGTATCTAGAGGCAACTTCAGTTAACTATTCAGAAATGTCTGACGAACAGGTCATGAGACGTGACCTAGAACAGGCTAACCCTACACTTTCAAAAAAAGCAATCGAGAGATTGTATACTAGGGATATAGTTGACAAGTACTCTTTAGACGAAGACAAATTTGATGAGGATGAGGTAGAACTTGGTAAGGAACTTCTGTCAGCAGATGCAGCCAAACTAAGAGACAAGTATGTTGACGAACAGAAAAATTTTACTCAACCTGTTAAAGACCAAACTGAAGAAACTGAAACTGTAAACCAAGAGGAGCAACTTGCTCAATGGACAGAAACTGTTTCATCTCATGAAACAACTAAAGACGTGATGGAAAACAAGCGAATTTTAGTTTCTTATGGTGATGAAAAATTCTCTTATGAAGTCGAAAACCCGGAATCGTTACAAGAAATGACTATCGATAACAATAAGTTTTTTGATTTGTTTAAAGATGATAAAGGTGTTGTTGATTTTGACAAGTGGTATCGTGTATTGGCTTACGCTTCAGACCCTGAAGTTTATGATTCGTCCCTTATTTCTCATGGACAAGAACTAGGACAAGAAAAAGTAGTTTCTGATTTAAAGAATCCTACTGCTCCTACAAAAAGTTCAAAAGATTATAAAACATCATCAAGTCCTTTTGAGGGGTTGTTTGGTGCTCTGAGTAGAGGTGACTCAGATGTAAAAATAATTCGTTAATTAAAAAATAAATATTAAAAATGGAAAATTCAAGTTATATTAGTTCTCTATCATTCCTACAACATTCATTTGTACAAGGACGAGAGATCTTATCAAGCGTCTTAGACGTTCAAAACGAAGAGGAAGGATTCCTTGACGTAATGCAGGCACTAGGTAAATTAAAGCCAGTTAGCCAACCAGTATACCACGCTTTTGTAAATGAAGCATTGTATAAAGACAACACTATCACAATTTCTGAAGCAGGTTCAGGTACAGGGAAACAATCAGGTATCTCAACTTCTGCAATTGGAAATGCTCGTGTTGGTGATTTAATGATGGGTGCTTCAGGAGAAGTATACTTAATTACAGCAATCTCTGCAACTAGTGAGGTTACTTTTGTAGCAGTAGATGGTGCAGGTGTTGCAACTGATTACAATGCATCTGGAGACAAATTTGTTGTTTTCTCTAATGCACAAGGTGAAGGATCTGGATCTCCAGACCCAATCAAGTATGGTCTTACTAAGCAGTCTAATAGAGTGCAAATCTTTAAAAACAAATACAGAATTTCTGATGTTGCAAAAGCGTCTAAAATTACTGTTGAGTATAAAGGAAAGCCTTATTTCATGTATAAAGGTACTTACGAAGCGTTACAACGTTTTAGAGGTGATATCTCTAACGCATTGATGTTTGGTAAAGGATCAGGAGATTTCTACGCAGGAGCATCTGTAGGGGATATGAATATTGGAGGAAATGCAGTACAAACTACTAACGGTCTTAAGCAAGAACTTAAGGCAGGTGGTATCTTGAACTCTGGATCACCTTACGATCATGGAACAAATGTTTTAGAAACGTTATCTACTTTAACTGCTGCTTTAAACAAAGCACGAGCACCAAAAGACTACTGGATGTGGTTAGGTACTTCTGCTAATATTGCTATCGATAACGCATTAAACGGGTTGAATGCAACTGGTTTAACTGGTGCTAGATTTTCAGTAGATGGAAAGAGCGTTGACTTAGGTGTTGACAAGTTTAGCCTATACGGAAGAACTTGGAACAAGAAGCAATTATCAATCTTAGATCACAATGAACTAGGTTCTACAGTAACAGGATCAGGTGAAATCTACCTTGTACCAACTGGACAAGTGAAAACTGCCGGAGGTGGTGGATCACAAGATTACCTACAAGTACGTTACTTAGAGGGAGATGGTAACAACTACTCTTTCAGAGAAACTTTGACAGGTGGACTTGCTCCAACTCCAACTAGTGCTGATTCAATTCTTGACGTAAACTACCAGGCTATTATGGGTCTAGAAGTATTAGGAAAAGAACACTGTGCACTTGTAACAGGATTTTAGTAATAATAAACCTTAAGAAGAGGGGAGGAAATCCCTCCCTTCTTTTTTTTTAAAACCAACAGTTATGATAAAAACAAAAGAGTACAACAACGTAAAAACACCTCCTCAACTAAAAAGAAATGAGGTAAAGGTGTTTCAGTATTTAAATATGAAAGACGATAAGCAAAACCCTGGTAAAGTGGTAATGCCATCTATTCATATGATTCCACAAGTGGACAGGGTTTACGACAAAGAGTCTGATGATTATATAGATATTGCATCTATCGCATCTTTAGGTATTGGAGGTAAACCAACGTTTAATACAATACAGTTTACTAAACAAGATAAAGGTCTAATGGCTTTAAGAGGAAGTAAGACTGGAGATAGAGAAATTTTTCAATATTTAATGCTGTCAAATTACAACGCATCAAATCCAAATAGGGACACAAGTATTGTTCCTTTATTTAAGTTAGTAGAACCTAAAAAAGAGGCTGCTGACAGTAGAAAATTAAGAAACTTACGTAGAGACGCAATGAATGTCGCTGCTGAACTTTCTGCTGCTGAGGTAAGAGAATTTATTGCTTCAATGAATAAAGATGAAAAAAGAGATATTTCTATTCTACGAGATGAGTTGGAGATTATGGCTGAAAAAACTCCACAAGAATTCATTACGTTAAGTAAAGACAAGAATAAATCTATACAAGCAAATTGCAAGACTGCAATAGATAAAAAATTGATCAGGTTTGACAAGGCTTCTAGCACCTTTTTATGGGTGTCAACTGGAGAGACTATTGTACAGGTTCCAAGATCATCAAAAACAAGTTACCTACAAGGCTTTACTAACTTCGTTTTGAGTAACAAAAATGGGGAATTAGTTTACGAAGAAATCGTAAAATTGCTTAAATAATTTGTTGTTGGTTTGTTTAAAGGTCGGTCGCAGGAAATTAAGTACTGAGACCGGCTTTTTTTATTATTAATATGTATGAGCACATTCACAAATGATGCAGGGAGTGTATCAATAGATTTTTTAATTCAATTCGATTTAACCTCAACACCAAAGTTGAAGGTTACAGACGCTTCTACTTTTTCAAAAGCACAAACAGGAGTAAAGGTTTATATAAAAATAACAAGACCTGATGGCATTGTAAGAAATCCAGAAGAGGGGAAAGTTGACATTGCAGGAAACTCTGGTAGTTTACCTGTTTTTGATTCTTACGTTTTACCGTTATCACCTACAGATGGTCAAGTAAGTAAAGGTGATTATAAAGTAGAATATAGTTTTACAGTTGGTGACGCTACAGTTGTTAAAAAAACGAAAACTATTTCATACGATTTTCAAAAAATACAACTTACTACTTTTCAAGATATAAATGAATTTACACCTTTAGTAAAGGTAAAAGACACGACTCCTAGTTATGATGTAACGAACTACACCTTAAGTAGTATTAGTAGATTATTTAAAGGACAGAATAACGTAAGTAACTCAACTATAACTGATCAAACAACTACAGCAAACACAACAGCAGCAAGAGAATTTTCTTTAGCAGACGCAAATTCTAAATTATACGACAACAAATACACTGTAGATTTAGAGGTGACCTTAAATTACACACATAAATCATTTAGTTGGTTTAGTGTAAAGTCTAAAAGCACAAAGCGAGATATTGTAAAAACACATACGGTCCCAACTAAGATAGAGATGATATCTTATTTTAATACTTTAAGAAATTTAATAGAAACATATGATGGTTATAATAAATCATTATTTGATAAGTACACAAAAAACTATGAGTTTGTTATAACTGGTTTTGATCTTTTAGAAAGAAGGTTAGATGCGGGAATAAGTGATGATGAAAACACAGATATTTTAAGAGACATATTAGAAGTTTTAAGAAATGATGTACCAAGGGAGCATACAGGAGATGAATTAACCGCTGTCTCTTTAAATATTTATTCTACCGGATTTAGTGTTTCTTGGACTTCTATTCAAAATGTACCAACATATAATCCGTTTGCAACATATGAAAAAACATTTGCATCAGCCTCTAAACAATGGGATGTAACACATAGTTTGAATAAGAAGCCTTCGGTTACACTCGTTGACGAGTATGATAATATTGTATATGGTGCTGTAGAATACGTAAATTTGAACGTTATAAAAATCACATTTAACACCCTCTCAAAAGGTAAAGTATATTTAAATTAAAAGACTATGGCAATAGAATATCTACATCATATAAATCTTGGCAATAACGAGATACAAAACGTTAAGTTAGATAATAAAACTACGACTCAAAGAAATGCAATGACCAAAGCGGCAGGTCATGTAATCTTTAACACTACTTTAAGTAAGTTTCAGTTTTATGATGGATCTGATTGGTTAAACCTACAGGATGAATTAGTTGCTTCTGAAGTAAGAGCAATGTTTTCTCATTCAGATGCAGGAGGCGATGGAAGTTTTGCTTACAATAGTTCAACAGGTCAATTTACCTATACAGGACCAAGTGCAGCAGAGGTAAGGGCACACTTTTCACAAGGTACTGGGATTACAATCTCTAATGGTCAGATTGCTACCACTATCACACAATACACAGATGCAGACGTACAGTCTTATTTAAGTACTGGTACTGGAGTTACTCTTTCTAATTCTGGACAAATTTCTATTGGTCAAGATGTATCTGACAATGCAGATGTACAATTTAATGATATACAGATTGATGGTAATGCCATCATTGATGGAACACTAGGGGTAAATGGTAACGTTACTTTAGGTAATGCAACTAGTGATACAGTAACAATTAAAGGTAATCTTAATGTAGAGGGGTCAACAGTTTCTGTTAATCAAACAGAGATTAATGTTACAAATGCTTTTGTGTTTGAAGGAGCATCAGCAGATGCACATGAAACAACTCTTACAATAGCAGAACCAACTGGTGATAGAACAATAACCCTTCCTGATGCCACTGGTACAATTGCATTGACAAGTGGTATTAGAACTGATGATCAAATCAAAGGTATTGTTGGCGGAATGGTTTCTAACAATACTGAAAGTGGTATTTCAGTTACATATGATACTACTAACAAAAATTTAGATTTTAATGTAGCGGATCCAACAATAACACTCACAGGAGATGTTACTGGTACTGGTACCATGACTAATCTTGGGAATGTATCTATTGCATTAGACACAGTAAAAAACAAGGCTGCTAATGGAACAGGACCTGCGGCAGATAATGACACTGATTTTACTTTTCAGCATAGTTTAGCAACTTCTAATATTATTGTACAAGCATTTAAATCAAGTAAGATGGTAATGTGCGATGTTGAGATTGTAGATTCTAATAATGTAAAACTTGTGTTTGCACAGGGACAAACCGCAGACAGTATAACCGTAAACGTTATTTCTGCTGCATCATAAAAAAATAGCGGAACATGGCAATAGAATTCTTAAATGGAATTGATCTAACTGGAAAGTTAGAATTAAAAACACTTAGCACAAATACATCTTCAGCCATTGCGTTGGTTATGTCAGGTAATGAGGTTCAAAAGAGAACTTTAGGAACTGCTGCGTTTGCTGACACCACTGATTTTACTACTGGGTCTTTCTTACCACTTGCAGGAGGTACAATGACTGGTAATCTTACGCTTAGTGATGGTGTTTTGTTAAGGCTTGGAGATGATACTTCTATTTATTCAGATGGGAATGATGCTTATATTCAAACACTAAAAGGTAACTTATATTTTTATCATGGAGCCGATGATAAAGATATTATATTTGGCGGTGATGATGGTTCAGGTGGAGTTACTACATATTTTAGGTTAGATGGGAGTCAGACACAAACAATATTTTCTGAAAGTGCCCAATGGCAAGATGGTAAAAGGGTTAAACTTGGTAGTGCCGGAAACCTACAACTACAGCATACAGGAACTACAGGTATTGTAGATAACCAAACAGGAGATCTTATAATTAAAGTTTCACAAGATGATGGAGATATTATCTTTCAAAGTGATAATGGTTCAGGCGGTATTGATACATATATTAGAATAGATGGTGGTCAAGGAAGAACAGAATTTGAAAAAGGAACACAACATTTAGATAATGTTAAAGGGAATTTTGGTTCATCGTCTGACATGCAGATATACCATAATGGAACAAATGCTTTTGTTACAAATGCTACAGGAGATTTAAACTTTATAAACCATACAGATAATCATGATATAAAGTTTCAGTCAGACGATGGTTCTGGTGGATCAACTACATATTTTCATTTAGATGGTAGTGTTGCTGACGGTACAAACACTGGTACTAGATTTCCTGATCAGTCTATAATACTATTAGGCTCTGGTAGTGGTTGGTCTGATGGTGCTCAAATATATCACAGTGGTGCAAATACTCACATAAACAACTACGTTGGTCATTTAGATATAAGAAACTACGCAGATGATGGGGATATCTTATTTCAAAGTGACGATGCCTCAGGGGGTATTACTCAATATTATAGAATTGATGGTGGAGCAAGTTTAAATGTATTTTCTAAAGATATTTTCTTACCTGATAATGTAAAGTCTTTATATGGAAGTAGTAGTGATCTTAAAATATTTCATAACGCAACAGATTCATTTATTGTAAAC